TTCATTAACCAATTTGCGGGTAGTGGCCCCAACGCCATGGTTCAGAGAATAAATGAACTTACTCAATCAGAAAAAGGAGCTAGAGCTGTATTAACACTCTTAGCTGACATGACTGGTGATGGTATCGTTGGTGACAACACTCTCGAAGGTAATGAAGAAGCATTAAGAGCATTCGACATCGTTGTACAATTAGATCAATTAAGATTTGCGAACAGACTATCTGGTCGTTTAGCGGATCAAAAATCTGTTGTCAACTTCCGTGAGCACTCAAGAGACGCACTTGCATACGCAATGGCGGACAGACTAGACCAAGTTGCATTCTTAACTTTGGCTGGTATTGACTACAACAGAAAGAACAACAATATCGGTGGTTCTGCTGCGACTAGACCAGTACTAGGCTCAGGTGCTAACTTGTCTGACCTTGCCTTTAATGGTGATGTAACTGCTCCTACTTCTAACAGACACAGAAGAGTAGACGCAACTAATGGTTTAGTTGCTGGTGACACTTCTGCTTTAGCTGCTACTGACAAAATGTCTTATAGCACTATCGTTGAGTTGAAAGCATTTGCTAAAGACCAATACATTAGAGGTATGAGAGGAAATGGTAATGAAGAGATGTATCATCTTTTTGTTACTCCACAAGTAATGGCTGATCTGAAACTAGATTCTGACTTCTTATCAAACGTAAGAAGCGCTGGTATCAGAGGACCAAACAACGAACTATTTGCTGGATCTTCTAGCTTAATGGTTGACGGCGTTATGGTTCACGAATTCAGACACGTACCAAACACTTCTCAAGGTACCTCAGGTACTCAGAAAGGTGGATCTGGTAGTGATGTTGATTTCGCTGCTAACATATTCTGTGGAGCTCAAGCTCTTGCTATGGCAGATATCGGTTTGCCTGAAATAGTTGAAGACACTTTCGACTATGGAAACCAAAACGGTATTTCTATCGGTAAGATCATGGGTCTTAAAAAACCAGTCTACAACTCTGACATTTCTGGTCAGAATGAAGACTTTGGTGTAATCAGAGTAGATTGCGCATTTTAATTAAGATTGGGGTGGTCTTCGGACCACCTCTTTCTACTAAACAGGAGTTTTAAATGGAAAGAAAAACTATGAAAGTTATCTCAGAAACAGATTTATATGTATCACTAAAAACTGGTGATGCTGTTCGTTTATACGCAGGAGAAGCAAGAGAATTCCCAGAGTACATTGGATATGCTTGTATACAAGCTGGGGCTAAAGAAGTAAGAGAAGAGCCTAAGCCTGAACCTAAAGCAAAGCCAAAACTCGTTAAAAAAACAGAGAAAAAAGAAGAAGAAAAATAGATGGCTGGTACGTTACAAGCACAACACATATTATCCAGGGTACGTAACGTACTTCAGGATAATACTAGTGTGCGTTGGACCGACGGTGAACTATTTGATTATTTAAGTGATGCACAGAGAGAGATTGCTAATATTCGTCCTGATGCTACTGCTACACATTCTAATGTACAGTTAACTACTGGTACGGAACAAACCATACCAGCTGATGGACTAAGGCTTGTAAAATTAGTAAGGAATGTTGCAAGCACCTCTGCAAGCGCTACCGGTGGTAGGAGTATTCGGGTGGTATCAGAAGATGCTTTAAATAGTACAGAACCTAATTGGCATGACCCAACTGTAACTGGCGATGCTACACACGGTACTGAGGTTAAACATTATATTTTTGATGGAGACGACCCTAGAGTATTTTATGTGTACCCTGGAGTTTCTGGTAATGCTTATGTAGAAGTTGTGTACTCTAAAAATCCTACTAGTATTGGTTCAAATACTGATTTAATACAAGTGGATGATATCTTTGCAAATGCACTAATTAATTTTGTTTTGTATAGGGCTTATTTAAAAGATGGTGAGTTTGCTGGAAACCAACAACGTGCTGGTAGTTATTATCAATTATTTAGCGCAAGTTTAGCTAGAGGTGGAGTAGTTCAACAAGCTGTACAACCTGACCAAGGAGTATCAAGTGGCTAGTTTTGATTCATTAATTAAAGACGTTTTACCATACGTTCCGGGTTGTCCTGATTCGTTGATAGAAACTACTTTACGTTCTGCAACTATAGAGCTTTGTGAAAAAAGTAAGGCTTATACTCATGATTTAGACCCAATAACTACGATATCGGGAACTTATGAGTATGAGTTTGACCAACCAAGTGGTACAGATGTACACCAAATATTGTGGGCTACTTATGATGGAAATGATTTAGACCCAATTAGTCCAAGAAGCCTAGAGCTAAATTATCCTGATTGGCGAGATAAATCAGGTATACCAACTGTGTACTTACAAAAAACACCGGATACTTTTTGGTTAGTACCAGTTCCTAACGCAAAAAATGTAAATGGTTTATTGTTAAACGTAGCTTTAAAACCCAGTAGAACTACTAATAGTATAGATACTAATTTTAGTAATGATTACCGAGATGGCATTATTTATGGTGCTGTTTATAGGCTGTTAAGAATGCCTAGTAAAGAATGGACAGACCCAGTGGCTGCTGCGGACTATTTTAACTTATTTCAAGCTCAGGTATCTGATGCAGAGTTAAGAGGTAGAGGTGGTAATATTGGGGTGAAAAGAACAGTAAAATACAAAGGTGCAGGTTTATCCCCAAGGAAGAGGTATGGACGATATGGCAAAGAATTGGACTATTAATGGTAAGGTTTTTGAATACATCCCTATAGAGGATGTAAAAGTTGCTTACAATACAATAGAACCAGATCTTAAAAAAGTAGCCGAAAAGTCTTACGCTGATTGGATACCCGCTGATGTATATGCAGCACTGCGAAAAGGTAGTTCTGAGTTATACATGGTGTATGAGGATAATTACTATGCAGGCTTTGTTATAGTATCGATTTTAGATGATGCTGGAGGAGAAAAAACTTTATATATTTGGGTTGCTTATAGTAGACCCGGGTATAATATAATAGGTGCAGGTGTAGAGTTCTTAGAGGGCTTAATACAAAACACCAGCATAACAGGAATGGAGTTTCATTCCGACCGTTCTGGATGGAGTAGAGCGGCTAAAAAGCACGGATTTAAAGCAGTAACAACAGTTTATAGAAAGGAAGTTTAATGGGTAGTAAACCAAAAGCGGAAGAATATAAGCCAAGTGAGACTGAAAAAACTCAAGCGGCTATAGCAAGGTCTGATCAAAAATATTTTGAACAGACCTATGATCCTTTATTAAGGCAAATGCGTGACGAGTCATTAAAAACTGATACTCATGCTACTTTACGTGGTCGTGCACAGGCAGATACTATGCAAGCAACTACAGGAGCTGGACCTAACTTAGGCATAGCTTCCGGTGTAGATACTGCAGCAGATAGGGCTTTAGGCGCAGTCGGTAATATTTTAAATGCTAATGTAATTGCCTCAGATGTAAAAGCTAATCAACAACTTGGGGTTTTAGCTACTGCTAGGGGTCAACAAGCTGACGCAGGTAGTGGTTTAGCGCAAGCATCTAAATTAGCTAGATCCGAAGATTTAAATAGAATGACTGCTAAATTGAGCAGAGCAACAAATATTATGGGAGCTATAGGTAAAGTTGGGGGTGCGGCTAGTAAATCTGGAGCCCAAACATGGTCAAACATGAATCCGGAAAACCCTTTCTCTAATAGGTATACAGGATAGGTATTATGTATAGTTATAATTTTGCCAATATTTCACAATCCGCTATAAAGGCGATACGAAACGACCCGCGATTCGGCGGCAACCCCGAAGAAGTAAAAGACCCTGATAAGGTATTTGCTGATGTTACGAAAAGGCAGGCTGATAGATATGAGCGTGATTTCAAACCTTATGAAACTAGTTTAGTTCAGCGTACTCAAACTGACACTAGTTTAATAGATTCAGTTCCACAAGATGTAGCACAACAACAGAGAATTGCAGAGGATGTGAATAGGAGAAACAGAGAAAGGTTTGGTTTTGAGTCTACTGCAGCTTTAAGTCAAGAAAGACAGAGAGCTATACAAAGAGGAGGAGCTATTAATTTAGCGGGCGGTTTAAATGAAGCTAGGCTATCTCAATTAGACCAGAATCAAAAAGTTTTAAGTGATTTAATAAATATTGGGCAAGGTTTAAATAGGAGTTCTTTACAAGGCTTAGGGGTTGCCGCAGAAAACGCAGTAGCGAGAAGAAACCAATACGAAAGAGATAGAGTAGCTTATAAAAATGCTAGAACTAATATGTTTGCCAGTATTATAAGTGCTCCTTTAAGCATCCTTTCTGATATGCGTTTGAAGAAAGATATTAACTTTAGCCATAAAGAAGGTAATTATAATATTTACACTTGGGAGTGGAGTAAGAAAGCTATAGAATTAGGCGCAGGTGATTTACCTCAATATGGAGTGCTTGCACAAGAAATAAAAATACAAAAACCAGAAGCGGTTACTACACACGGCTCTGGGTACTTAATGGTTAATTACGGGAAGTTATAATGGCAATAAAAAGACCAGACGGTTCCTTTACCCTACAGAGTGAAACTACGCTAGGTCAACAACTTGGACAAGTATTTGGTACTGTAAATTTTACTAGTGAAGCTAAAGCTAAAGAGGCTAGTAGGGCCGAGATATTTAGTATGATGACTGCAAAGACAGATGCTGAGAAAGCGGCAGATGCAATGTTTGAAGAATATGAAAAAACTGGAGTAGACCCAGTAGGTTATAGGAGTAATGTAACTGGGATGGACTTTGGTGAGTGGTATGTGGGTTTTCAAAAGCGTAAAAGCGAAGGACAGGGAACTGATTTCATGAAAGATATTGTTCCGGTATTGTCTGATGACCTTTTAGATGAAAGACATCCAGATATGTTTAAAGAACTTTTAAAACAATCTGGAAATGAAGATTTTAAAAGAATAAGTGTATCTGATTTAATTAATTCCGCACAATTTTTAGATGGTAAGGCGTATTTTGACCCGAGAGTTATAACTATGGCACCTGGGGAAGACGGGGGTTTTAAAGTTAGAGAAAACCAAATTACAACCGATGGGGCAAATCAAAGAGATGGGGGGCTTCCCATGGACGGGTATGTTACGGCCGATCACATAAACGCGGCGTATGATACTAAAGTTGTAAACTTAGACAATATGGCACCCGGCAGTGCAATAGCTAGAGACCTTTTTAATAAAATTCAAAGTTTAGACCTAGACCCTGATGAATTGATGCAATACTATGCAGGCGCTTTAGACCCTGCTACAGATCGAGAAACCACGTTAGCTAATATAGACACGCTAGCTGCAAAATATAATGAAAAAGAAATAGCAAAACGAAAAGAGCAAATATCGAACACTACAAATGTCCTTGGAGAAGGTACAGATTCTGTAACTCAACAATGGGCACAAATATTAGAACAATCTAGAGGTAAAGATGGTAAGACTGATTATAAAGTAGCTGTAGCTAACTTTCTGGAATCTCCCCAAGTAATTGACGTAGATGAAAATAATTTTAGTGAAACAGGGTTTTTAGTAGATGCGGGTAAATATAGTATGTTTGGTCCACAAGAATTAAAAGGTGACTCATTGTTAAATTCACTAAGACTAACAAAAGATTATTTAACTGGGGAAAGAGGCCGTCCTTTTTTAGCAAGAGCTGGTATTGGGCCCGGGGCTGGTGGTTTCGCACCGAATGCGTTTGAGACACTTATTTCAGATCTAGATAAATTACTTAACCGGGGTATAGCCACAAAACAAGCTAAAGCAAAGGACACAATAAGAAGCAACCTAATGGAGATGGATTTCACAGCAAATAATATAGAAAATTATTTCTCTAAAGAACAATGGGATAGCTTTGATGAACCCCAAAAGAAAGAAGCGTTTGCCCTTATTGGACAAATATCTAACAATAATGTAGTTACTACAGTCCAAGATAAACTAGCCGAAGTCAAACCAGGCGTTAGAGGGCTTGATAAAGAGGGGGCTAGAACGTGGATTAAGAACAATAAAAACTACAAAGAGTTTTTTAATTTAGATAGTTCTGAGGGTAAAAATAATATACAAGCTATGTTTAAAGACCCTGAAATTAGAGCAGATTTTGAAAATTTAAATCCACAAGATTTTGCTAATAAATATAGCGTTGATGGAAAACTAGATACCAAAAAACTTGTTGGTAATAAGTTAAGCAATGAAGCTGTAGTTACTTTAAACAAGGTTATATCTAAAGATCAGGTAGAGGAGTTTAAAGAACTTGTGGCAAACAATGATATTGAGGGAATTCAAAAGTTAGCAGCTACACTTAATATTTCAGATGAAGACCAAAAAACTTTAATAAAAGAGTTAGCAGATACTGGTGGAGATTTAAGACAACTTTCTACAACTAAGCAAAAACTAGACCTTGCAAATAAATATATAATGGCTGCTATGTCTACGGTAAAGGCGGGGGATCCCCTAACCGTACAACTTGCAGGAATTAATCTTGGGGAGTATATAACCTCAGGTATGTTTAATAGTGACGGGATTAATGCAGCTAAATCCAAATCAGATATGCTTAAAGCAGCTACTGAAACGTACCAAGCGGCGACTGATGCAGAACTGTCCCCAGGCTTCAGAGCCGCAGAAACAGAAGTTAACAAGTATATTATGAAGTTCAGTGAAGGCGAGATGGATTCAGAGGACTTCTTTAGAAATAGCACAACGCAGTTGAATAGAATGAGAGCTGCTTGGGAGAGCACAGCAAACGGTGCTGATAGAGTAAAAGCCCAAAAGGTATATGAATCAAATTATATAGACTTTATAAAACGTTGGATTGCAGAGGTCGAACCTAACTGGTGGCAAACGATTTCTTCTTTTGGTTTTGCCCGTGGCGGTACTTTCCTAATTGGTGGTCGGGAGATACCTGGAAAAGTAGTAATTGACGAAGCAACCGGAAAGGCTACTGGTATAAGAATAAATGACGTGCTTCTGGAGGCAAAGGATCTTGAAGGAGAGGCTGCTGATCAATTCAAAAGAGCGCTTGTTGCTGTAAGTAAAGAACAAAGTCAAATGAGGATGGGGT